TGGTAACGGACATGGGGTATATGTTCTACCGAAATCTAAGTGGTTACATTGGATGAAGTCTGGTTTTTCATCTCAAGCGTATGAGAGTGATGGAGACGCTTTTCGTGCAATTGCTTGGACCAATCGTAGAGTTGGATTTATGAACAGACAGATAAGACAATCCATTTACGGAGAACAAAGCCAGGAGAAATTTATCGTTGGTGAGAAAGTATTGAATGCAGCTCCAATACAGGATAGGTTCCAAGATGAGATATTGGCTCCTACAGATAGTGAGGGAGTAATTAAGGAAATTAATATCTGCATGAATCCTACAGCCAAAATGATGAAGCTAGGCGACTTTAAGTGTTATCATATGAAGGTAAGTTTTCAGGAGATTGGGCTTGTTGACTGTTATTCGATTCATGAAGATGGCCTGCAAGATTACAATAAGAAACTGAATACTTTAGGTAAGGAAGCTAAGAAAGATCGTAAACTTTGGAGTACCTTTTGGGCTTTCAAGGACTCATTCCACGACATTAGGCCAGGACACGCCTGCACAGCTCATCGATCGCAAGGTAGTTCATACGGTACGGTCTTTGTTGATGCTGGTGACATTTTGGAGAACAAGAACTTTGTTGAGAGTTTACGCTGTCTTTACGTGGCATGTAGTAGAAGTGTTAATAACCTCATAATCTTAGAGTAAATAGAAATGAAATATGAAACCATCACAAATAATGAATTAATCAAAGCCAAGGAAATGCACAGCCAAGAGCTAGGGAAATGGTTCGAGTCAAAGATAAAAAAGAACTTACAGTATCTACAGGAATATAAAAGTACAACCTTCATGAAACTGCAAGATACCGGAGCTGCCGGTACTTACCTAAGTGCAGTAGCAGGAGATTTCCTTGCCTTCTCAAAACATGGGAGCTTGCTTATAGAAGCAAAGTGTTCGGTAACGCATGATTCTTTGAAGTCCTGTCTAAGTAATAATGTAACGAAAGGGCAAGCTTTGGAACATATCCTTATGACACGGGCTGGACAAAACTCCGTCTTTATATTCTTGGCGGTCTCTACAGGAAGTCTTCAAGTTTGGGATGGAAGTGTTGTGGCTAGTCATAGACAGAAAGGAAAGCAGCTTAGAAAGAATGCTGGCCTGGTTAGAAGCTTTGAGGCAAGGGATATAGGACTAGTTTTTGAGAGCTTACTACTCGGTTATTTAGCGGAAGCACTGACCAACAATCGTGAGGAAAGAGATAAAGTTCTATAAATAAAAAGATGGAATTGTTACTTGCAAAGTTAATCATAGATAGGTAAACTAAAGATGATTAACTTTGAAATGAATGGAGAAATGAAATGAAATTAGTCTTTTCATCAGACTATCACTTAGGCTTAAATCGAGTTGCCAATACAACAGCACAATCTAGGATAAGACTTAGAGACGCTATATCTTATCAGGCAAAGAATGTCTTATCTGATGATGGTACTCATATTTGTTTAGGCGATCTCTTTGATCAATACAGCAATTCAGAATCTGTAATCATAGATTCTCTAGATATCTATAACAAACTTACCTTAATACTGTCTGGAAACCATGATCTTATAAATGACCAAAGCAAAAGAGGGTCGTTAGATCTTTTGATGGAATCAATGTATGAGGGACATACCAGAACCGTCAGGGCTTCCTATAATACTGGGTATCATCAAACCAAAATCTTTAAAGATACAGTTATAGTATCGATCCCTCATCACTCCAGCCAAGATAAATTTGATATTGCCTTACAGCAGGCTTACGAAAAAGATTTCTCTGTTATACCAACAGAAACCAAAATCCTTCTAATGCATTGTAACTTCGATATGCCTGAAGTAATGACCAATGATACGGCTCTAAACCTGACTAAAGAAGATGCAGAGGTATTGCTTGAAGTCTATGACTATATCCTCTTAGGGCATATTCACCAGCCTGCAGAATATTTTGGTGGGCGACTTAAAATCGTGGGAAACATAATGCCGACCGGATTCTCTGATATCTCAGACAAAAGGGTTCTAATATATGACACAGATGCCAAGATCATGGTCAGTAAGAATATCTGGCACAAATCAGAAGGGTATCGTCAAATTAGGGCATCCTGCCTGCTAAATGGCGATGCTTTTCCAGATCTACACACGGAACTTCAATTCGTAGATGTTGTTGGAAAGGTCTCACCGAACCAAGTTAGAGACTTAAAGCTGGCCATTCATAAACGAATTTGGGCTATGGGCAGCGAACACCTACTGGCTGTGCGAGATCAGACAGAAATTATAAGACCAGAGGGTGAGTTTATTGAGAGTATTACTGGTGGACCGGTTGTTACACTACCAGAAAAGGTTGACTCTACCCTGAGAGACAGCGATCTGTACCCACTTTGGAAAGAACTATTGGAAATCTGTAGGAGAAATGAAAATGATTAAGTATCTTAAATTAGAAAATTTCAAAGGGCATAGTGAAATAGAAGTAAAGTTTGCTGAGGAGGTTACATTTATATCTGGCGGTAACTACAAAGGAAAGACCACAATTTTGGAAGGGATTATGTTTGGTCTGTATGGAGTTAGTGCCGTACCAGGAAAAGGCGAGCATCTGTGGAAGAAAGAAACCAAATCAACCAGAGTACGATTAAAGTTTTCAATTGGGCAGGAAGAAGTTGCTGTAGAAAGGAATCGTACATCTGCAGTACTTTTCAAAAATAATGTAGAGATAGCCAGAGGCACTACCGCAGTTAACAAGGCACTTAGTGAGCTAATAGGGTTGTCTCAAGCTGATTTTAGCCGTATCAAATACTCTCAGCAGGGGGAAACCTCAGCCCTGCTTACATTTGGTTCGACAGCGCTTAACACGTTGATTGAGAGAGTGTCAGGAGCCACTTTGATTGCCAAAGTTTTGATTCTGCTCAAAAAACGTGACGCTGAAGAAAAAGGTATGCTAATGGCTTTACAGGAGGTGCCGGTAGAACCAATAAAAGAAGAGATTGAAGCTAATTCAAAAGAACTTAGAATATCTAGGGAGAATTTGGTAGTAAATACAGATGAAGCAAAGATCATAAGGTTTAAGAAAAAACAAGCTTCTGAAAAACTTATTAAGTTACAAAATGAACAGAAGAAATTAGAATTTACAGAGCAGAGGCTTGAAGAATTGGCAGACAGAATGGATACAGCAGATTCAGAAACGGTCTCTTTGGAAAACGAGCTATTGCAGTTTGGAACTGTAGATCTAACTCCTGACTATATAGAAAGTCTGGAAGAAGAATTGCATGTCAAGAAGGAGCGTTTGGAAGATCATAACCAAACCAATAAATCTCTTCTTAAGTTTAAAGACTCTATACGAGATAAAAATGAGAATTTAACTTACTTAAATAAAGCTGTCATTACTCTGACTGGAGCCATAGAGCAAAGAGAGGTAACGATAAAAGAACTAAAGCTTACTCAAATTGATACAAATTCCTTGGGAATGGAAACAGCAATTATTAAGTCAGAGCTAGAGTCTTTAAGCAACATTATGAGTAACTCGGTATGCCCTACCTGTGAGAGACCCTTTGAGGAGCATTTTAACAAGAATGACATTGAATTAAAAATAGGTAAACTTAATGGAGAACTTACTGAAAAGTTAGAAATATTAACGCGAGGTAGAGCAGCAAAACTAGACCTAGAAACTACATTAAATAGGCAGGAAAGAGACCAAAGAGATCTAGATATAAAAGAAAGGGATACAGCCGTTTTGGTTTCTACCATAACAGATCTTGAAATAAATTTAAACGAACTTGAGGAAGATATTAATAAGCTGCCTATTAAGGGAGATCTGGAAGTTGAAATCAAGAAGATCATAAAGGAGTTAAAGAAAGCCAAAGAAAACCAACTAAAAGCGGTTGAGTTACAGGCAAAACTAGATTCAACAAAGGCCAGGCACAAAGAATATCTTGATGAATATTCAGAATTAAATAATCAAATCCGTTATGCTAGCAACAATTATAAGGAGGATGTCAACAGTTCAATACAGGAAACCAAGAAGATTGTTGATAACTTTTCTGAACAAGTGGTCAATCTAGCATCTGAAGATGCTAGATTGAAAAGCAGCATAAATCATATCGATGAACAGCTACAGATTTCAAAAAACGATCTTAAGGTAGCTGAGAAAAACAACACCGGAATTAAAGACCTGGAAAAAATGAACGGCATTACAGACAGGTTAAAAAAGCATCTGAAAAGTAATCGTGAAAAGTTTATGACTCAGGTATGGGATAACTTACTGTCCACCGCATCGACTCTATGCAGTCAGGCAACCGGAGGATATATTTCTAATATAACCAGGGATAGCGATTCATTTTGTTACGTAGAACAAGGCCATGTGATGCCGATATCAGCAGCTTCTGGAGCACAGAAAAGTATTATGGGGCTAGCCATTAAGGTAGCTCTTTCTATCTCACTACAGGACAACACACGGTGTATGCTGCTGGATGAGGTGAGTAGTCAGATGGATGAGCCGCATGCGGCAGCAGTTACAGCCCTGCTGGGTTCTCTAGGCCATCAGGTGATAGCTGTATCACACAGAGATCTAGACAGGTCTGGGGACTATAATCTGATCGATTTGGGATATTAAAATGAATGTAGCTCACACATTAAAAACTTTACCGTATTACTTTAATGCGGTAAAAGCAGGTGATAAAACCTTTGAAATACGAGATAATTCCGATAGAGGATTCCAGAAAGGAGATATAATAAATCTGCAGAAATGGGAGTCTGGCTATGCCCATAATGAAGGCGTCCTTGTGCAAATAACGTATGTGACTAATTACCAACAGAAAGACAACTATGTTGTATTTGGGTTTAGAGTAATTAATCGGGCAGTGAAATTTAGGGGGTAGGCAGGGGGTCAACCCCCTGCCTACCCTTTCTTCTTATTAGCCTGAATAGCTCTACCTTGTTTTGCAGCCTTCCCTCTGGCACCTTTGCCAGTATAACAAGTTCCTTTTGAACCAAACTTAGATCCTGATTTTCCATTCTTCTGGCATTTTTGAATTGGCATAACAGTATACTCCTTATGCTATAACCCCACCCCTCGGCAAGAAATAAGCCCTAGCTAGATTCCTATCAGATTCTGATAATACTGTTGAAGCAATAGCTCCACCGTAAAATCTACCAGTGAAGGCTTGCACAGTATCGTCATCGGAAGCGGCAAATAACCTAGATTGAGCTGTGCTAATAATAGTTGCTAACCCAGGATCAGCATTCTCAGTTGCCTTGGCATCTACATCATCTACATCGTTGATAAATAACCTTCCGGTAGCAGTGGCATTATTATAGTCCATCAAATATAAAGTATCAGTGCTTATTGGTACGGTAACTTCTGGACTAACACCACTTCCCCATTGAATATACAACCCGGCACCGTCATCGATCAGGCCACTTTCATCATTTTGAGTAGTTGTTTTCATCTGCCAACCCCTCGAGGCTCCTGGAAGACCCGTACCCCTTGTATCTAATATCCTTTGTGGAGGGGAAACGGTTGAAGCAGATCTAACCATAGCTATAGTTGTAAAAGGCTCAACTGAAAACTCGCTACCTGCAACATCAAAGAATCTAGCACCTTGTGGTTCAATCCAATGTAAGAAATTACCGTCAGTTTTATAGATAGGTCTATCAGCGAGTGTAGCCTGTACAGCATGAAAATTATTACCTGATTTATCTTGCATCAAGGCTACCGCCTGACCATCAGCAGTTATAGGTACAGTTGCTCCGGTATCTTGGAAAAGAGTCCCAACATCACTTGGATCATACCAAGATACAATATTGGCCATGCTGTTGGGAGTCCAGGTAGAGTTCAATATAGAGATTTCATCAGAAACTCCTTCAGCAGCACCTATAAAAGCTCTTACTCTATAAAAATAAATAACATCGTCTGCAGCTATACCATCATCATAACTAGTGCTGTCTGCAGGAATGGTAGCAATTGCAGCAGGCAAAGCTGCTGGATTCATCGTTACTGTATCTCTGTGAATGGTATACCCATCTTCTCCGGTATTCGGATCAGTAAAAATTAATCTTATTCCCATAAAAAAACCCTATTATATAGTAAAAGCTATCTGTATCTTTGGTGCTGTTAATGGCTGACTTGAGGCTAAAGTTATAACTGGAATAGATAATGAACTGAAACTTGTAAGCGTAGGAAGCTGCCAGGAATCTTCACCATCTCTTACAGATGTTATTCTAAACTCTACTCTAATTGTACCAGATGGGACAGCAGTTAGAGCAGGGTAATCAAATGTAGTGAGTGTTCCAAGAATAGAACCAGAGGTCCAATAAGGGTTTCCTGGAATCTCGATATCAGAAGAGTCAAAAGCATAAGCATCTATACGATAAGTAGCGCCAGCTTCCGTAGCTGCTGTTCCTGCCTCATCATGGTCTATCAAAGAGCTAGAAGTAAGCAGCGTTCTGTCTCTATGGTTCCACGTGAAAGTGATTCCATCATCTAGTGGATAGGAGCTAATATTATAGCTGGGAGGGTAGGTTATAGAATCGGTTAATCCAGCACCCTTAAATTGTCCAGGTGGGTAAGGTTTGAAGGCCCTGCCTTGGAATATAATATTATTTGCAAAAGCGTCAATTTGTGACCCTTTTACAGTTCTATTTCTAAGCTGAACACTTAAAGTTTCACCGTCCATATATTCAACTTCATCGCTACCTGAGTCCTCTCCCCAGAATATAATCTCAGCCCCTGTCAGATGATCTACAGGAACCGTATCAAGAGCTCCTCTATTAATGGTTAACGTAGTACCGACAAGAGAAACCACTTCAGCTATCTCTCCTGTGTGACCACCTATCTGAATGGCCTGCCCTGGCTCTACATAACTGAGGTCTACTCCATCAGAAATATCTACGGTAATGATAAGGTTCCCAGCAAAGTCAACTCTATCTAGGTCTGCAGCTAAAATACATGAGGGTGCGAAAGGCATGGTAGTGGTTTCAACTGCAGGGGTTCCTGTCCAAATTGTAGCATCCAAAGAATCACTGGTTGGTCTACTACCAGCGGCTAGTAGATATGAATCCGTTGGGTCTAACACAAAGCTTTCACCTTGTGTTTGTATTATTTCCCAATAAGGTGCTTCAGTAATTAAAAATCTAGTTATATCTTCTGGTGGATTTGTAGGATCAGTCCAAAGAGTAGGGAGTGGTTCCGTTACTATGGCATTAGGTAATCCAAATATATCTTCTATACATTCAATTTCCATAGCACCATCTATTAAAGTACCATAAGATATATTCGTAACTCTCATAACCAGATTAGCTATACCATAAGAAGGGTAGCCCCATTTAAATACATCTCCAATATTTAATTGGAATCCCTGCCTATTAAGTATTAGTGTGGCACTTTTTAAAGGAGTAGCTGCAGCCTTTAATTCCCTCTGTAATACTTTTAAAGCTAATGCTGTAACTGATATCCCAGGAAATTTAAAGGTTTGAGAAATAAGTCCGCCTTGTGCAACTACCAAACCCGTGTCTTGTCCTGATACGGTTCCCTCCTGATCCCTAGTGTAATCAAAATATTCTATGTTGACGTAGTTAATTAACTCATCAGTCGTAGGTATATGATAGGCATCAACGGACTTGATATTAGATTCATCAAAAACAGGTAAGTCATTGACGTTATAATCATCTCTAATAAGTTTTAGAACAAACTTACCTGTTCTTTGATCTATAAATAACGCAGCATCAATGTGATTAAGAACATCCTGTATAAAATCATTAACTTCTGTCTCTGTTGCCCAAAGGAAAGAGAGTCCAAAACTTTCATTAAATAAAGTGTCTGCAGCAGATATGAAAGCTACTTCATCTATATCGGCAACAGAATATCCCATACCCCATAAAGGATTTAAAATGCACTCCCTTATGATATGTGCAGGGTTCATATCAATATTGCCGGTTATAACTGAGACAACTATGTCTATTATTGCTTGCGGATCTCCACCAGATACTACTGGTACTTGACTATTCCCGGTAGCAATTTTCGTATATGTAGTATCTGTATCATCAATATTGATACCATGAATGGATACTTCAGACGGTAAAGCGTTTATTATTACTTTCGTGGCATCAGCTATTTCTTGCGCAGTCTGTCCAGAACCAGCATCGTTTGGTTCCCCATCAGTTATAAAAAATAAAAGTTTCCTAACAGAAGGATCTGATACAGCCGGATCAGTAAAAAAAGAATTAGCATCTATGACTGCTGCAGGGAAATAGGTATTAAATCCAGGCAATCCATCAGCATCGATATCGGCTTTTATAGCGTCTATCGTAGCTTGACTATTTACATTATACTCTTTATTGACATTATCCCTAAGATGATTGCCGCTGGCTTGCCAGGAACCCCATTCAATAAATTGAAAACTAGCTGTGCCGGGTTGCAGGGTATTCCATATATAATCTATAACCTGGATCATAGCTGATCTCAGATTCTCCCATTTAGTATTAGTCCCTCCACCTGGCACATTTTGCATGGAAATCGATTGATCCATAGCAAAATAAAAAGCTGTTTCTGTAGAAGAAAATGCACCTATAGGAGCTTTTTCAGGATACCATTGCTCTTGTCCATCGTGTCCTATTTGAGTTCTAGTGGCTTTGAAGGCCCACGGTTTATAGAAAGGGTTCATAGATAGATACCCTTTGCGCAGAACTGCTGTTACCAAGCCCCTAAAGTTTGGTATGCCAGAACCAAGCTGACCGACAAGATAATCATTTTGTGCCTGAGTGTCTTCACCAAATTGCAAATCCATCTCACCAGAAATTCCACCTTCCGCTGACTCTCCACCAAAAACTTCTTCAGCATTTATGGTTATTTTCTGAGAATTTGAAACTAAACCTGACCAGACCTGCTCTTCATCAACTCTAATGCGGGTTAGAAAATCTATAGGTCCATGAACTAATCCAAAGAACAGTCCTTGAAGATACCTATACCCTATAGTTTGTTTTTTACTACCTCCTGACATGTGCCCACTCTACTAGTTTTGTAGCCATAATATCGCCAGTAGCTAATATTTCTTCTTCTGATAATCCAGTTTTAATAAATTTTCTCAAATCTAAATTATGCAGTTTAAAAAATCTTTTAATACCATAAGAACAATATCCGAATCGTTTACCATTTGGTATTGTCCTAGCATGTTGTATATTGATCAGCATAATTTATTGATTTAACTACTTTTTACCATTCTTTTTCTGAACTTTATCTACACTAAAATCTCCATGCCATAAGACCATGGGAGCCTTAATTTCCCTAGTCCCAAACAGTACTGCAATTGGTGTTCCTTCCTTAATCGTTGGAATATCTGCTTGTTCAAAGGAGGCTGGAGTAGGTTCATTTGGCTTGGGCCTAAGAACATAGGATAGGGCTAGGGATACTACAAATCCTACAATTTGTAACCACATTAATAGATTCTCCTTTCAAATGGATTTGTATTAGGCCAAGCTGGATTACCACCGTAGTTTGGTAGATTGTTAAATTTATTTATACAGTGATTTGTTGAATGGTCACAACCAGGATAAATTATAATAGGGCTGGTTACTATCAAGTCTTGTAAAGGTCTGTTTATAGTTACAGCGTTTCCGGTATGTCCAACAATCGTTCTGAAAGTACCGTTGAATTCAAACAACCCATTGGAATAATACCCATTAGCCTGACTATTAGCATTGTTAGTAGTTATAACAACCCCACTTATTGCAGTCACTGTAGTTCCAGAAGAAGCAAAAGCTGCTCTATCTACTAAACAGGTGAAAGGGGTTTGACTATATAAAGCATGGCGGCACATTCTAGTCCATTTAGGAGCTAGAGCATTGCGCTTCAGTGAGGTTAAAATAGACTCGCATTCAATAGAAATCTCTGATTCTTGAGGACGAAAAGAAGTAACCTTTCCTTTCCAATAAACTATAAAATTAGCGTCTACCAAATGCTGTCTAAAAATAGTGAGTGAGACTGGCAGTTCTGCGCTATAATTTAAAAATATAGAAGCTAAAGGGTTATCTCTTATAACCCTTAAAGCTATAGAATTCTTCATCAACTCTTGAGATTGTGAAATCTCATCTCTTTCTATAGATATAGACTCAAAGGTTTCTGAATCTTTTACAATGGGTATGTTAGCACTGGTATATCTCCAATAGGTTGTGTCCTGTATAAACTCGTAGATTTCTATTGGTTCGCCAGAATGTTGACTATTTTCGGTTCCCTCGTATGACATTATTAAAGTTCTCTTAGTATTTTAAGAAATAGTTATGTCTTGAAAATCTACGGCAGCTTGAAACGTATTCAAACCTATTTCTGTGGTCTTAGTATCGAAAGACACACCTCTAAACCTATGCTGGCTTTCAACTAATCCGCAGTTATGCCAAGCTAATCCAATACTGTCAGAACCTAACCTACTTAATTGTAAATAAGAGATTCTTTGAATTTCAGTAATAGATACGTTTTGCCCTAATGAGGAATCAAGGGTTAATGACTCAGTAGATGGGTTTATCGTGGCACTGTTTTCAATTCGCCTATAAAATCTGGGCCCACTTTTAAGAATAATAGAGATATCTCTTCTGCCAATTTCATTTTGTAAGTTAAAAGTGGCATAGCTAATATTGTTTATTGTTATTGCGAGATCTGCAGATCCAATAGGTGATGCTAATGTGATATCGCACTTTTCAGTATCAACCCATATAGGATTACGGCGACCTTTCCTGGCGTATAACCACCTCCTGTATTGGGTAATTCTTTCTCGATCCAACATAAACCAGGAAAAGTCTCTGGAATAAACAGGGCGAGCTGATAAATCATCTGTCTGAATTATTCCTGTGATGTTATCTAAGACTTGTAATTTTCTCTCATACGACTCATTAATTGAGTTTGTCCAATAAGAAAGTTCCTCCAAGATCGGAAACCCTCTATAGGTACTAGAGTTTAATTCGGAATGAGAAAAATTTACATTGTTCTCATCAAAGGTAAAATTTACAACCAACTCAGAAATATTAGAATTTAAGTTTTGAATTTGTTGGATTGCTTCCATCCTACCTAATCTAGCAGGATAAAGTATGGTTCCTGTATTCCAATTACCAGTAATACCAGCACTCAATACAACCGTACGAGGTGTGACCGTAAGGATATCGATCTCTTCATAAGTTCTAAAATCAG